AGAGTTTTATACATGGCTTCAGATTTCCTTGCTGACCATTTATAGCGTTGAACCAACTGAACATCAGAGGGTTTAACCTTCCCCCAAGGTGTAGACATTGTATGATCATCCACGGAAATTTTACAGTCAGACCATGCTCCAGTAGCAGGTAAATAACCTCGATAAATAATAGCTGTTAACATTTCTACAGGTTTACTTGCCTTACCTGCTTTAACATATCGCCTTGCTTGCCTTTCACTAACGCCAAGTTCTTTAGCTCCTTTTGCATAATCATAACCAAATAAAGAAAGAAACTGTTTGTGAAATTCTGATTTAAACATTGTGATTAATACTCCTTTTTAAAAAATCACAATGCAAAATCGGCATAAGTGTTAAATTTTCGCTCCCCCCCTATTAGTATACGGGGGGAGGGGGTTTTCCTTAGCTTCTGCATTACTCTAAATTCCGTATCGGTTTATCAAGGGCGCAAGCGCGGGATTTGTGAAACTAATAATATGGTTTGCGCTTCGCTTGGTAACGACCGATAGGCAGCAATGCTAAATTAATATAGGTGTGCGGTCTACATGGCTACGCCATTAAAATCTATTCAGCATTTTTCTTAGCATAAGTTAAAAGAACCTCAAGCAAATCATGTTCACGAGATAGTGAAATAAGCTCTTGCTCTAAATCATTTAGTCTTACTGGTTTAGTTGGTAATTTTTTTGGTCTTCCTGCACCTTCACGTGCTCCGCCCCAATATTCATTTTTATACATAATTGCCTCTAATTATTAGCCTGGTATTTGATAAATGTAACAGAAATCAAATGCCAGGTATATGAATAATGTAACAACAATCAAATGCCTGGATAAAAGAAAGGCCGTTAAATAATCCGCTACGCTCAGGCTTCGCTTGGCGGATTATTTTAAACGGTTTATAAAGATGATAATAAAGAAATATCAGTATCTGGTTTGTCGGGTTTTGGTTGCTCGTATCGGTTAGGGCTACACAATGCGCGATAAACAAAAGTGCCTTGTTTAATAATTACATTACACGGGCTGAAATACTGAATACTAAAACCCATACTAGCTAAGTCGTAGGAATTAACACTAAAGACACCGTACTTTTCAGTTATAAATTCAAATATGTATTCTCGGTGCGTTCTGTCTGGCCGCTTCACTTCCTGAATGCCAGTGACGAAAACCTCACTTGCCCCATATGGCAAACCTACAAGAATAGGCTCACCATTAGAAACCTGAAAATTAGCATTATTACTATCAGGACTAGTATTTTTTTTAGGATTTTCCACACTGATTTCAGTGGTTTTTTCAACATCTTGAAGGTCGCCTTTATCACCGGTGAAATACCATAACCAATACAATATGCACAAAAAGATAGCAGTAACCGGAAAGGCAAAAATAGGACTGAATAAGAAATTCTTACCCTGTCCTTTTGTAATACCTCCGGTAGCGGTCGATTTGTAGCACTTGTGGACTTCGATGGGGATTTTTTTCCACGTGATGGTGCTTGATTTGTTTGGGGTTTTTCCGTCAAGTTTTGGGTTATGCTCGAAGATTCGCGGCCTTCTATTGTAATAGGGGATTGCTGCGAGTCCGTCAAAATACTTGTGGGCATAGGCGTATTGGCTAACGTTTCTAATGTATTTATGGACGCTGGTAATATCGGGGGTACAAACAATAATGTCCCAGTTGTATTTTCTGTGTCGCATGTAACACTCTTTGAGTGTTTTGGGGTAAATAATGTGGCCATGTTCGTTAAATAACTCCCGTCCTAAATCGTCAGTATCGCCGCTGGTTAAGTTCTCAGGTTTAAACTTTTCTAGTTGTTCGTAGTGGTATTTATACCAATGCTCGGGTATCAAATCCTTGTAAGTATCTATGTGTTTATAGTTACAAGATTCAGGTTTAAACGTTGCTTCGGTTGGGTAAACGTCTTGCACTTCATCAATTAAAACTAATGCGCCCGTTGGCATCCAGTGATACCAATTTCGCCAAAGACTTTGCCCCTCACTATTTTGTGATGATAAACGCCATAATTGAGCGGTTTCTGGGAATGTTTCTTGTAACTCGGTTTCTATTTCTTCGAGCGGTAAAATACCTTCGATATTAGTAACAACTAGGCGACCTTTTCTAAGGGCTGGCAACACTTCAAACCAAGTTGCACTAGCTGACTTGAACGAACCTGGCGCACCGTGAAATATTGAACTAGCCATTATAAAAACCTTAATACATAACGGGCTATGTATGCTTGAACAATAACATTAACACCATCAAATAAGCGCATATCAACGAGTGCTGCCTTTACGTCTTGGGGTAATGCGTTTGCAGCCGATGCGACTTTAGATGCTACTTGGAAATTTTCCATTACTGATTTAGCAACAGTCCAAGCAAGTTTCATAGAACCTAATTCGAAGTTAATTTTCATTAAGATAAGCTTTTCTAAAACGTAATTAGTAGCACGTTGAAAAAAGCTTGGGACATCATCATCAAAGAAACTCCAAAAGTCGGTAACGTAATCACCAAATGACTTTGCAGCGCCAGCTACACCTTCATAGTTATCAGCAAAAACGAGCGCAGGAAATAAAAACAAAATTAAAATAAATGTATGTTTAATCATTCTCGATTACTCCCTAATAAAATATATAATCCAGTTAGCGTTGCGGCCAATAGTATTGCTGGGGCTATTAACTTAAAAAAGTTAGAGAACCTAGATACACCGAGATCAACTTCTACGCCTTTTATTGTTTTTAACCTTTCTTCATAATCGCTAGATAAGTTTGGGTCAATATCAAATAAAGTTGCAGATTCGGTTTTTATTGTTTCTAAATAATCGGTTAATTCGGTGCGCTTTTCTTCTATTTCTGTTTTTACTTGCTGAATATCGGCATCAGTAAATACACCATTTAAACCACCTTGCTTACGACCAGCAGTAAAATTAAACTTTTCAGGCTCGGTGTTTTCTTCTATTTTTTCTAGTAATTTATTGCCATCAGATTGACCCTTTTTAATATCGCTTAATGTGTTATTACTTTTAAAGGTGTTGCTTTTAATTGATGAAAGTAAGTCGTTAGAGTTCTGAGTCTCTTTAGCCAAACGGTCTAATCGCTCATCATTTGACTCAAAACCACTAACCATATTGTTATTAATAGAGTGTAAATTTTTGTTAACTTTATTCAATGCACCAATTGAGTCTGGGCTTGTGCTTGGGTCAGTATCTTCTGGCTCTGGCCTTTCATCAGGGTCTGGCTCAGGGTCAGGGTCTGGATCAGGGTCAGGGTCTGGATCAGGGTCAGGGTCTGGATCAGGGTCAGGGTCTGGATCAGGGTCTGGATCAGGGTCAGGGTCAGGAACGCATGAAACAGGCTCAGCCGAGCCATAAGAAATGGGAATATAATACCCACCATTAGAATCAGTTTTTATTTCACATTGACGACCATTAGGTGCTGGAAAGCAGACGCTAGTTTTACCGCCACCACTACCAAAAACAAAAGGATCATTGTCGGTTGGTTCTGGGCAATCAGGGTCTTTTTCTGGTTCAGGTTCTGGTTCGTCATCTAATGGTTTTGCACACATAAATGTGGGTTCACTTGGGTCGGTTGGCTGAGGTTCTATAGGAACATATAATTTATGCAAAGGTGCGCCCGTTGGTGGGCAAGAATATTGATAATCAGTCAATATAAGTCTACCATTCCTTTGACCATTAGAAGATGAAGGCTCACCCGTACCAAATGTAGCGCAATCACCATTCATACATGGAACATAAGAGTAAGTAAATTTGTTTTTTGTAGTCCAAGTAATAGGGCCAACGGATTTATAAAAGCCACTACCCAAATAATGATTAATCATTTCTTGAATAGAAACCTCCCAAAAAGGTTGGCATACAGATACATTATCAACTTCACTAGTTACAGTAGGCTTATCATCACCAGCTGTACACTCGAAAGTGTAAAAAGTTTTTAATTGTGGTGAACGTAAGTTACTTAAATCAGGTACGTTTGCAGAAACAAAAAAAGCGCTGATAAGCGCTAATAAAAATATTAGAATTCGCATAATGCGCCTTTAATGAAAAGGGCGGTGTTACCCGCCATTTATTTAACTGGTTCTTACACCACTTGAAAAGCCTTCGACGAAGCACCATACAAGGAATGAGGCAAGACCAATTGAAGTGACCATTTTAGTTACGTAACTTTGAAACAATCATGCCAATAGCAAAACCGATTGCAGCAACGGTAATTACGCCAGTAATAATTGCAGTGTAGTTTGTAGTACCATCAGCAACAGCAGCATTAATGGCTTCAGAGTGATCAGCAGCAAAAACAGATGCCGAACCCATAACAGCCGAACCAAATGCAACAAGCTTCACTGTTTTACTTTTTAATAAATTTTTCATTTTTAGTTTCCCTTTAGGAGTTATGTTTTACCCATTACTCGGACGACACGACCGATACAATGAGCAGTTATAAAAGCGACTAATGCCGCAGAGTTAATTAGGCCGAAAGTGGCCAAGTCAAAAGCAAACAATTCATTAAGAACGTTTACTAATCCGTGTTGCTGTAGCTCTAAGAACTCAGCTTGAGTAACCATCACAAAATCACAAACACCAGTAACGGCTTTTAAAGTTTGGTCGGGTTGGATAGCTACGCATTGAGACATTTTCTATTTCACCAATGAAACATCAGCAACAATATTGCGTGACATATTTCTAGGGTCTGGCTGTAAAACTAAGTTAACTTCACAAATACCGTTTTCATCAGTGATTTGTTTAAACTTATTGTAAAGCGTTTGATCTTCAGTCATTTCTACACTTTTAGCTTCATAGCCACATTTTTGTATATTGTGGTCGCCTTGGATGTAATCTTGCTCTGGTACTAAGTACGAGATAGACGAAAACGAGTAAGGTTTTGCAGCGCCTGATTTACTAGACACACCACGACCCATTGCCGCAGATAATAAAATTACTTTCATGTTAAAAACTCCATTTGGTTGGGTGGGGTAATTGTGGCTTCAATTATTGATTTGGGTATATCCCAAGGGTTTAAGCCTTTGGTTAATCGTTTAATAATTTCATCAGCAGACAATTGTTGTATGTGATGTAAATAATTTAGGTACTTGCTATAAGACTGAACACAGTAACG